TTTAGATTATAAAAGTGATTTCAAATTTGATATTGTAATTTCATTAAGAACTATAATTCCTTTCATAACACCTAACTTATATAAACAGTTTGAAGGATATAATCCTCAAAGATATTCAGCAATCACAGCTAATGCTAGACATAAAGCAGTTTGGATGCATGACACATTTGCAAACGGCGATCTTATATTAGAAGACCTTTTAATACAAGGGCATATAGATGAAGTATTTACTTTATCAGATTTTCATTCAACTTATGTGATGAATTGTGACCATGGTAAAAGAAGAAACATGGAAGTATTAAAACATAAATTTTTTCAAACTAGAAATGGAATAGTAACTTATAAAAATGATGTTGATATAAGAAAGAAAGACCCACACTTATATGTTTTCAATGCAGCTTTCACAAAAGGTATGGCACCTTTAGTTAACGATATATGGCCAAAAATAAAAGAAAAAATACCTGAAGCTAAACTAATATGTATTGGTGGTTTTTATGTTTTTCCAGGACAAGAGTTAGACGCTCAAGGAAAAGAATGGACTAAAATGTCAAATGATCCTAAAAATAAAAATTTAGGTATAGAATTTACAGGTGTTATAAAACAATCTGAAATAGCAGATATATTAGAAAGAGCAAGTTATAAATTATTTCCAGGTGCTTTTCCTGAAACATTTGGTATATCATCTTTAGAAGCAATAGCATATAACACTCCTTTAATCACTACACGTTTTGGTGCTTTAGAAGAAACAGCAGTAAACGAAGCTTGTTACTTAATAGATTATGCAATAGAACCTAATGGTTTATTTCCATGGATACCAAAAAATAAACAAGTAGATAAATTTGTCAACACTGTATTAATGGCTCATCATAATAGATATTTACATCAACAAAAACAATATGCTTGTAATCAAATTAAAGGTATTGTAGGTTGGGACTCTGTAGCCTTACAATGGAAACAACATCTATATAGACAATTAGGAAATTACTTATCAAAAGAAGAATATAGAAAAGTATGTCATATAAATTCTAGAGTTAGAAAAGTTTTTGGTAGAAGATTTACTAATATAGAAGAAAATTATTTACCAAGAAAAGTAGAACAAAAGATAGTTATAATATCTCCTACTTACAACTCTGAAAAATATATTAGCAACTGTATTGAATCAGTTGTCTCACAAGATTATGATAACTATGAAATGATTGTAATTGATGACGCCTCTACAGATAATACTTACAACATTGCCAAACAATGGGAAAGTGATAAAATAAAAGTGATTCGTAATGAAGAAAATAAAGGCGCTGTTAGAAATCAAATAGAGTCTATAAGAAAATATTGTAAAGAAGATGACATTGTTATGTTTTTAGATGGTGATGATTCTTTTATAAATGATAATGAGATACTTCACTTTTACAATAATCTTTATGACGGCACTACAGAATTTACCTATGGGTCTTGTTACTCAATGGTTGATAGAATACCTTTGATAGCACAAAACTATCCAGAGGAAATAAAACAAAAGAAAGAATATAGAAAATACAAATTTAATTGGAACATGCCATACACACATTTGAGAACATTTAAAGCAGGACTTTTAAATGATATTGATGACAGTAATTTCCAAGACGAAAACAAAAACTGGTACAAAGCTGGCGGAGACGGTTCTATATTTTATTCACTCATAGAACAAGCTGATCCAGATAAGGTAAAAGTTGTATCAGATATAATATATAATTATAATGATATAAATCCTTTAAACGATTATAAAATTAACGGAGACGAACAAACCAAAAATGCGAATAGGATAATGAAACAATGAAAAAAGTATTAATAGCAATACCAACAAACAAGTATATAGAACCAGAAACATACAAAGCGATATATGATCTTACAATACCAGAAGGATACAAAGTTGAATTTCAATTCTTTTTTGGTTATCAAGTAGATCAAATTAGAAATCTAATTGCTAAATGGGGAGAACATTATGATTATTTGTTTTCAGTAGATAGTGATATATCTTTTGATAAAGATACACTAGTTAAAATGTTAGCACATGATGTAGATATTGTATCAGGTCTTTATATTCAAAGAATACCAGGAACACACTCATTAGAAATTTATGAAGCTTCTAATAACGGTGGTTCTAGACGTATTCCTTGGGTAAAAGTTAAAGATACTCCGTTTTTAGAAATAGTTGGTTGTGGTATGGGTTGTGCCCTTATTAAAGGAAAAGTATTTAGAGAAGTTGGTTATCCTCAATACACATATCATTCAGCACTTGATCATAATAATACATTATCTGAAGATGTTGACTTTTGTAGAAAAGCAAGAGCAAAAGGTTTTAAAATATGGGCAGATACTACAATACGTTGTAGACACACAGGTAACAGTACATTTGAAGTAGGACAAATTATGGATAATCGTAATATGTTTGAAGAAAAACCACCTATTGAAAAAACTTATGTTCAAGAAGTTGAAGGCAAAGGTGAAAAAGATACTAGATTTATTGATAAGACTGCAAAAGATGTTAGTAGAGTTTATCCAGGTATTGATCCTAAAACTGGAAAATATTCACTAGAAGTAAATGAAGGAGAAAAATTTACTGGTGATAGTGTAGAATATACTTCATTAGCAGAAGCAGTACAAAGATTAAAAAATCCTATTGGTCAAAGTATGGAGATTGGTGTTAGATTAGGTCTAGGAAGTAAAACTATTATAGACGCATACAGACATTATCATCCTAATACTAGTCTTGTTCATTTAGGTGTTGATCCATATGGTAATATTGACTATGCAGCTTCTGATAGTGTATTAGCCAGAAAATTTAACTATGATAATTTAATGAGAAAAACTACGCTAATAAATTTTGCTGAAGATTATCCAGAGTTTCATCTTGTAAATCTAGAAGATTCAGAATTTATGAATAGTTTTGCTAATGGTTATCCTGTCTATGATGAATATAAAAGAATGATAGACAAATATGAAATGATACACTTTGACGGTCCACATGATACAAAAAGTGTTTTAAAAGAAGCAGTATTCTTTAATCAAAGAAAAGCAGATCAAACTGTATGGGTTTTTGACGATATAAGTGGTTTAAATTGGGCTACTCTAGAAAGCTTTATGACTAAAGCACAGTTTAAACTTGTTAACAAAGGTATGAACAAAGCAGTATTTGAATATCTTGCTTAAAAAGATTTGACTACAGATGGAGTTACGATAACAATACCCTCTAATAAACGAGTAACAGTACTATCAGCGTGAGTAGCTACAACATCAAATACGTGACGACCTGCCTTTAAAGCTTTTGTTTGATCGGCAGTTAAACTTATAGTTACCACACCCTCTGTAGGATTTGTTACTGTACAAGTAAATGATGTTCTAGGATATGTAGAGGAATAACCTTTAGACATTTTAGCAACCATCGTAAATCCAGTAAGATCAAAATCTGTACCATCGGTATTAGTGACTTCTAAATCGTATGTAAAATTGGACCCTTGGTCTATCGTTAAGTTTGCTATTCCAGCCATACAGTTATTTATATTCGGAAAGTTGCCATTTTAGATAAAATATTATATACTATATAGTATATAACAATGGCCTAAAAGTGTAGTGGGAAAGTGACGTGAAATTCGTCCAGATTACTTGATACGGTTATACTCCGAATGCCACCTAGGCCATACAACGAGCAAGGAAACTCAACATGATAAGATTAATTCTTATATTAATCTTGGTATGGGCTAATGTTGCCTATTCCAAGGAAGATGATTGTAAATGGGATGACGATATTCCTTGTCTTACAATATATCCAAACATAAACAACTCAAACGCATTAGGTGATAAGATAACACCTACACTTACAATTAAAAAATCTGAAATTCAAAAGTATAATCTAATTGATTTACCTAAAGTATTAAACTATGTTCAAGGTTTAGACATAACTCAATCAGGTCCTACAGGTCAACAATCATCGGTGTTTTTAAGAGGCACTAATTCTAATCATACATTAGTATTATTAAATGGAATATCAATCAATGATTACTCTACACCTACAGGCGCCCACGATGTTGGTCAAGACTTTATGTTTAATGTTGTACAAATAGATGTATACAAAGGGTCACAAGGTGCTCATTGGGGAGCAGACGCTGTTGGTGGTGCAATTAATTTTAGAACAACTGTAGATTATGATAAAAAATTAAGTATTGGTGGTAATGGTAATGATAAAACTATTAGTGGTAATTACTATACTAAATTAAATGACTTTGATATATCTTTTTCAGCTGGCGAACATAAGTCGCAAAACGTTTCTGTTTTATCAGGAGCTGACGAAAAAGATGGAACAAATAATAAAACAATAGGTGTTAACGTAAGTAAATGGTATGATCAAATACATTGGCGAACATCTTGGTTTGCAAGAAACACTTTCTCTGATATAGATGGTCATAGTGTTTCCATACAAGACGGTAAATGGGCAGATAATACTTTCTTTGCCTTACAAACAGGTGTTGATTATTTAAATAATAGTTTAACTTTTCATACACATGAATATGATAGAGACTATGACGACTCTCATTATGAAAGTGAAAACTATACAATAAGAGGAACACATCAAAAAGAAAAATATGGTTTTGGCTTTGATTATAAACATAATGAATCTTTAGCAAGTCAACATCATAATCTAGGATACTTCTTTAATTTTTCACACAATATATTTTCATATCATCATAGGTTTGATGAAGAACACGAAACATATAAATTAGGTTTCTTTAAAGAGGTAGAAGATGGTTTAAGTATAAGTGGTAGTACATCAACAAGTTATAAAGATAAGACAACATGGACTGCTATTGAATATGGAGAATCACAAGAGTTAACATTAACTAAAAATAATTTTGCAACAACTATATTTAAAAATGATATTGGTGATTTAAATACTGACGGTATAGAGTTTAGTTATAATCAAGAAAATTCTAAATTTTTTATTAGTCATTTAAATAGTAAAAAGATTGATGTAGTACAATTAAGAAGACCTAATTGGTCTGTTGGATTTATGAATACAAAAGATTTAAAAAATAACTTTTCTATAACTACTAATTACAAATATAAAGGCAGACATTTAGATGTGCATAATTCTAATTGGTCAACTATAACAATGCCTGAAACACATTTGTTAGATTTAAATCTTGGATATAATTATTATGGTATAGACTTTGGTGTTAGTTTGTTAAATCTATTTGATGAAAATTATGAATCACCTCATGGGTTTAGTCAAGAAGGAAGAAAATTTACTTTAGGTTTTAATAAATCTTTTTAAGATTGTACATGTAAAGAATTAACTTTTTTCTTTCTAGGGTGATCAATTCCTATAGACTTTCTATTTTCATTAAGTTTATCAGATTTGTATCTTTCTATTTTGTCAATACAATGTTGTTGAAACTGATAACCTAATTGGTTTCCTAATTCATAAAGTTTTATAAATCTTTGAAATCTTATATCAAAATCGGAGTTTTGATTTTTCCATTTGAAGCCAAATTCTCCACCAAACAATTCTCTATGTTCAAAATCTAAAGGTGTATTTTCAAAAGTCATCATAACGTGGTGAGATACACTGATTAAATGTGAATACTTTGCATAGTCTCTTAATAGTTGCATAGTATCTTCAAACATTTCTTCCGTTTCCGTAGGATATCCTACAATCAGTAAGAACTTCATTTTAATTTTTCTTTCTCCTAAATTGGTAACAAAGTATTTTATATCATCATTAGTAAACTTTTTTTTCATATGATTTCTAACACTTTCATTACCTGATTCTATACCCATTTCCAAACCATTACAACCAGAGTTTGCCAAATTATCAAAATCTTCTTGCGAAAAAGTCTTTTCAGCTCTGACAATAAACTGTCCTTCCCATTTTACCTTTTTCTTTTTTATAGATAATTCGTAAACCATATCTCTAAAATGTTTCATTGAACCATTAACCAATGAATCGGAAAATGCTATCTTTTCAGATTTAGTATGTTCAGCAACACTATGTATTTCGTCAGCAATTTTTTTACCTGATTTCCATCTAAATTTTGGCCAGATACTTGCAACATCACAGAAAGTACAATTTCTAACACAACCTCTAGAACCAGATATTATAAATCTGCCATATTTGTGTTCTTTTATTACGTCTGAATAATCTGGTGGTGGCAAATCTTCTATGTTTTCTATCTGTTTTGGTAGTCTTCCGTTAATACCAGGATAATCAAAATTTCCTTTTAAAAATTCTTGTACAGCATATTCTCCTTCTCCTACTATAAAATTTTTAGAAGGCCATTTTATATCAACACCTGATCCTCCGTAAAAAGCATTATCATATTTTTCTCCTAATTTTAAACCATCTTCTTTTTGCATAAAAGAAAATACAGATATACCTAACCATCTAAATTTATATTTTGCAATTTCTTTGTGTATATTTTCTAAAGTATCTAATTGATTACCATCTATAACTTTAATTTTAAATCCTAATGGTTCTAAATATCCTTTTAAAAAAGAAGGACCAGGTGCAGGTTTACCCTTATCCATTCCTGGCAGTGATGTAATAACGGCGTCATATAATGTATTATCCATTAATAAGGTAGTCCTCCAACAATATGAGTACGATCTTCTTTTGAACAATTTAGTGCTGTATGTTTTTTTCTAGTGTCTATTACATACGCCTCTCCTGTGGCTGGTATGTGTATTCTATCATTATCTAGTAATAAGAAACAGTGTTCATTTGTTACTATTGGTATATGTAATCTTTGTGTCAAGTCATTATGCCAAAGATAACATGCTTTAGGTTTCATTCTCATCAATCTTGTTCTAGTAAGTTTGTGTTCTTCCATTATACTATTAATATAAGGTATATCAAATAAAGGAACAGTATATGTGTGTTCTACTTTATCTACGTCATAACCTTTACCAGCTCCTTCTTCAGGATCCATGTCTTTAGAATAACCTTGTAGATATAATTGTTTATTATAATCTGGTAAAGTTTCTAACTCTTTTTTAATCTTTTCTAAATCGTACTGGTAAGTCTTCATAAACTCATTCTTTTTTTAGATAATCTTAACTTATCTTTCATTTTTAGTTTTAATTTTTTTAATGTACGTAAATCTGTCCAACTTCTTGAACCACGTCTAGTTTCTCTTTTTACTTCAGCTTCTTTAACTTGCTTTTTTAAATCTTTGTGTTTTGCTTTTATAGTCATATAGCCTCCATGTTATATAACTATTTATAAGTGTTATAAATATGTACAACATTGACAAATTAATCAAAAAATGTTATAATAATATATGACTAGATTAAACGTAATAGTGACTTCTAAACCAGGCGATGGTTTAATGCATTATAGTTTTGAACAAGTACAATATCTAAACGATTTAGGTATTAATGCAAAACTTATAATCATACCTCACTACAGATTTACCAAAGAAACTTATATAGAGGCCTTAACAGAAAAGTATATACATATGAAAAATGTATATTTTGATTATGAAGAAGCTGATGTAAATTTAATTATGGGTAGAAGTATGTTAACTTTGGCATATAAAAGTATTAGAGACTATGATAAAGATACACAATTGACTTTACGTTTGTTATTTAAGAAACCTCTTATATCAGTATATTCAGAAAACCACCCTAAAGAATATCCTTTAGCACTAGAATTTTTTAAACCAGAAAAAGTAATTGACTTATGCGATCACGAGGTATATGTTAATGGTATAGGTAGACAATTTGAAAAGATTATTAATTACAGTGTATATAAACCTATAGTTAAAGACGTTAAGTTTAAGTATCTATTTTTAGGTACAAACGAAAGTTATTATACTGAACTAAAAAAACATATTCACAAATACCAAAATCATGGTATCTTGGCATACAAAGATAAGTACATAGACCATAATTTAAATCATGTATTTGTACCTGTAAAAAATTTATTAGGTATGTTTGACACTTACGTTTATACTAAACACACATTTGATCCGGCACCAAGATTAATGCAGGAGTGTCGTTTTTTTGGAATGAATTTTATATATGCAAGAGATAAAAATATTAAAGACGCAGGACCTGTTTATTATAAAAGGCCAGCAAACTGTTTAACGGACCCGATAAATAAAAGTAATATAAATACACTTATAGAAGCTATAAATCAATTATAATGTCATATTTTAAAAAAAGATTACACGCACTGAATTTGGATTTATCTCATAGATGTCCTTTAGAATGTCCTAATTGTCAAAGACAAACGGCCTTTACAAATAAAGGCTTAATACCACATGGGCGTGATCTAACATTGCATGAAATAGATATGATAACAGATCATTTTAAATCAGTTGGCTTTTGTGGACAATTATCGGATCCTGTACATCACCCTAGATTTAATGAAATACTAGAACTATTTAATAAAAAAAATATTGGAGCTACAGTTCACAGCGCAGCCACGGCTAAACCTATATCATGGTTTATTAAATCATTTAAAGCAAATCCAAATGCAAGGTGGGTATTTGCCTGTGACGGCTTACCGAAAGATAGTCATAAGTATAGAAAAAATCAAGACGGAGAAAAGATGTTTGAGATAATGAAAATAGCAAAACAACATTTAAATACCACACCACAATGGCAATACATAATATTTAATTACAATGAAAATAATATAGAAGAAGCCAAAAAAATGGCTTCGGACAACGGACTTGAATTTATATTGGTTCAATCTTCTAGATGGAGGGATGATAATGGTAAACCAGATCCTTTAAGACCAACAGGTTCTTCCGGAATTAAAACACTATTAACAAAACAAACTGAAAAAGATAAAGATGGAAATTACAAATGGCAAAACAAAGAATTAAATTAAGTCCTCTCTGTTTACCGGATAAAGATAGACAAGGAAATTACGAATGGCATGGTAGAAAACATGTTATGCCTATGGCAGTTAATAATAGAGGTTATTTATTACCATGTTGTTGGTGTGACGAAAAAAATATAATAAATTCAAAAGAATTTAAACCTTTGTATGATGTAAGTAAACTTGAAGACTATAATAGTATAAATGAAATACTTGAAACAAAAGAATGGGTTGAGTTTGAAAATGATTTAATTAATGCTAGAGATATAGGAGATGAAGACAGTTTAAAAAAAGTACAATCAGTTTGTATACATCACTGTAAAGTAAGAGAAAAAGAAGATAAAATAAAAATAGAAACTCACTTTTCAGCTGAAGGTAAAAAAGTAGTAGAGGAAATAAAATAATGGATTCATGGAATAAAGATTATGCACTAAACAAAGAAGAATATCTTAAACTTTTTGATGAGTGTATGCAAGAAAAACAAGAACAAAATATAGAGTTTTTAGAAAAAACAATTACAGATACAATAGGAAGAAAATATGCTGTTGCTTGTCAAAACGGTACAGACGCTTTAATGTTTTCTTTAAAATGTTTAAATATAAAACCAGGCGATGAAGTATTGACAACCAACTTTTCGTGGATATCAACAGCGTCTTGTATATCTATGGTAGGTGCAACTCCTGTATTTTGCGATATAGATAAAGAAACTTATCATATATCACTTGACAGTATCAAACGTATGTATTCAGACAAAGTAAAAGCAATTGTCTATCCACATTTATTTGGTAATATGTCAGATATAACAGAGATATTAAAATTTTGTAAAGAAAAAAACATATCATTTATAGAAGACGCAGCTCAGGCCATAGGTTCTAGTCTTAACGGTGTTAAAGCAGGTACTCTAGGAGAATTAAGTACAATAAGTTTTAATGCGAACAAAACGATAGGTGGGATCGCCGGAGGTGGTGTGGTATTGACAGATAACAAAGACTATGCTGATATGTGTATTAAGCTAAGAAAACATGGTAACCATGAGATACTAGGATACAACTCTAAAATGTTATTCTTTAATGCAAAGTTTATTGATTATAGATTAAAAAAACTAGATCAATATGTTGAGGCTAAACAAATAATAGCAAAAAAATATGATGAACAACTAAAGGACGACATAATTATACAATCAACCTCAAATGGTGTCAATCATACGTATCATAAATATATTGTAAGATTTGAAGACAAAGAAACAAGAAACAGAGTTAAAAAGAGATTAAATGCCAATGTACACTATGAAAAACCTATATCTGAACGCCCTATGTATAAAAACATATCACATAGAAGCGATGATTGTATTAATTGTAAACATATCAGTGATACAATTTTAACATTACCAATTGATCCTTTTTTAACAGATGAAGAAATAAATAACACATGTAATACAATATTAGCCTCACTGTGATAGAAATAATAGCAAATCAAACTTTAGATCAAATCAGCTACATTGATAGTAATGGTAATCCTGTTGCTATAACTGATCAAAATCTTATTAAGACCTGTCAAATGATAAAAAGAGCATTAGGCACCAGTGATATATTTGATGAGAGTTTAATTAATGAGTACAATGAACCGGTTTATGAATATATAGTTGAAAAAACTTATATAACACCAGAGTATGACTACGGTCCATTAAACTTTAAAGAAGGACCTAAACAAAAAATGAAAATAGCATTTAATAAATTATTCTGGAGTAAAATATGAAAAAAATATTAATAGCTGGTGGTGATAGTTTTACAGATAAAAATTATAAGAGTCATATACATCCTGAAATAGATACATCTTGGCCAAAATGGCCAGAGTTGTTAGCAGAAAAACTAGATATGAAATGTATCAATGTAGCAAAATCTGGTTATGGAAATGATTATATTTATGAATCTGTACTTGAAACAATAGCTAATACAGATAAAGAAAGAATAGGATTAGTTATAACAGGTTGGTCACAAGCACAAAGATATACTTGGCAAGAGGGACGAAGATTAAAATGGGAAGTTAAAGTTCCTAATTCAGATGGTGATATTTTTGGTTGGACAAAAAGATCATTAATGTACTATTTAAGTTATCAAAATGTCTGTCAACGATGGAATTTAAAATACTTACACTTTCAAATGATACCTTTATTTTGGAGTTGGTTAGAAGGATCGTGGCCCAATGATGATGAAATTATTAGCCATATGAAACAATCAAAGCCTGCAGAGGAAATGCCTAGAATAAAATATCCTGGAAATAAAAAAGAAGATCAAGAATTTTTAGAAAATATGGTTATGGATTTTGAGAAACATATTGATATAAATAATTTTATAGGTTGGCCAGCTCTAAATGAACTAAATGGTTATTGTCTTGAACATAAAACTACGATAGAAGAAAGTCTACAGCTAAGTAATTCTTTACAAGAAGGTCTTGAAACGGTCAGAAATTTAAGAATATCAGATTACGACAGTCATCCAAATGCAAAAGGACAAATTAAAATGATGGAGTTTTTATATGAAAAAATTAATAGTTAGTGGAGATAGTTGTACAGATTTAGATTTTGAATCAGTGTGCCATCCTACATGGGACTTTTCATGGCCAAAATGGCCCGAACATCTTGCAAAACATTTAGGTATGGAACTAGTTTGTTTAGGTAAAGGTGGTCAAGGTAATGAATTTATATATTCTACTCTACAAGATGAAATATTAAACACACCAAAAGAAGAAATAGGATTAGTTATAGCAGCTTGGACACAATCTCATAGAGAAGATTATCAAGAAGGATGGTTTGGTCGTTGGAGAGCCAACAGAGTCCACAAATCTATGGATTTATTAAATTGTGTAAAAAAATCAATGCGACAATTTATGAGCTTTCAAATACTATGTGAAAGATTTAATTTACCTTATTGCCATTTTATGTTGGGAGCTATTTATGAAAGTATGTTTGAAGGATTAAAGCCTACTGAACGAGATATATTAATTAATCCTAAATTGACAAAAGACGATACGATACTACCATATAAAGCAATAAGAAGTCGTGAATTAGATGAAACAGAAATAAAAAGATGTATTGCAAAATATAAATATAAGATAAAAAATTTTTTAACTGATAATATACCTCAAGATAAACTTAATTTTACTCAATTTAGTATGTTAGACGTTATGCACAAATTGTATAAAAACGGTTATATAACAGATAGAATGGTATCTACTTTAGATAAACACCCTAACGAAAAAGGACACAAATTTATAGCAGATGATATTATACAAAGACTCTCAATATATAAAATTATATGAAATTTGATCTAGAATACGCACAAAAAAATTATTTAGCGATAGATTTCTTTTTATCTATGTCTTGTAATAAAGATTGTCATTATTGTACAAGTTATACTCTAGAAATGAGAAACTTGACAGTAGATTTAGATTTTTTAAGATCAACCTTAGAAGCGTTAAAAGAATATAAAGTTAGAATATGTTTACTTGGTGGTGAACCAGGTTTAATTAAAAACCTTCGTGAAGTAATTGCAATGGTAAAAGAATATCCTAATTTTATTCCTCAAGTTTTATCTAATTCTTTTATAAGAAAAAGATATCCTGAAATATTAGAAGATCCTGAAATATTATACGTAGAACACTTAACACTGGATTTTTATCCAGATAAAATAAAAAAATTAGGTAACTACGATTATCTAGCACCTAATGATATGAATAATTATAATGTAGTACTTAAAACGCCTAATTACTTTAAGTATATAGCTAACTATCCAGAATTTAAAAAACAATTAGAACATAAAAATACTATGTTCAAAGCATTTAACGGTAGAACACCATCTAAAGGTGATGTAGAAGAAGTACACACACAGGCGGCTGAAATAGATCGTAAAATGTGTGCTGCTTTTCCTATGGTACCTGTTATAGATTTTGAAAAAAAACATATAGTACACTGTAGTAAAAAATTTGCAAATAACACCGAATTGTCTAGGTCTTTTCCTATGACTAAAGAAAACATTGATAAGATGATGAACTTCCAGTTATTCAAATATGAGAAGTATTGTGTAACATGTAAAGAATATGTACAACCGAAAGGACATTTTCCTATTGAAAAGTATAGTAATATATTAAAATTATGATGAAAACGGTTGATATTTCTGTTACTAATCTTTGTAACATTAAATGCCCACAATGTAGAAGAACTGATCCTAACGGATTAAAAACTCACGAATTACTTCCTCTAGATACTTGGTCATTAGAACAGTTTCAAACTGCTTTTCCAATAAATGATTTAGATGACATGGAAGAATATAGTTTTTGTGGTTTATGGGGAGATCCTTTGATGGCCAAAGATATAAAAAAGATTATATATTACATAATAGACAATTCAATAAAATCTAAAGTAACCATAACAACAAATGGTAGTATTAGGTCAGAAAAGTTTTATGAAGAAATAGGTAATTATTGTGATAAAAGATTAGCAATCGTTTTTGATATAGATGGTATTAATGAAGAAATGCACACCAAATATAGACGTGGTGCTTCATTAAAAAAATCTTTAAATAATATGTATGCTTTGTCAAAAACAAAAGCAATACCGTTATCTCAAACAATTATATTTAAACATAACCAGGATTATAAAAAAGATATATTAGATTTAGCAAAGAAATGGGGATCACATAACCATGAATTTTGTTTATCAGATAGATTTGATGGTAAATCAAAATGGCATTTTGTCAATGAAAAAGGAGAAGATGAATATTTAGAAGCTGCTACGGATACAACAGTACAGATAGCAGTAGACAAATATCCAAAAAATAAAGAAAATGGCTAAAAGTATTATTTGTAAATGGAAAGAAAGTAGTAGGTGTTTAATACAGCCTGACGGACAAGTGTTTCAATGTTGTTTTTTAAAATTACATTTTATAGATTATGAAAACAAAAAAGAAACTGATGGTAGATCACATCCTATTATAAAAGACTATCTATCTAAAAAAGAAGAATATAACATAAAAAATGACTCTTTAAAAAATATACTAAATAAAGAGTGGTTTAAAAAAACTTTACCAAATAGTTTGATTGATTATGATAAGGCACCTAAACCTTGTAAAAGAGTTTGTACAATAGAAAGTAAAAAATAAATTATGAATGAACCATCAATTGATCCACAAGTAAACGCTACTTTATCAGATATTAAAGACGATCAAGAAATGCGTCTAGAGTTTATTAATAAAATTACAGAGAAACTTAAAACTTGTTATGATCCTGAAATTTCTACAGATATATACACACTCGGACTTATATATGATGTTAAAGTTACCTCTGAAAGATATGTATTTGTATTAATGAGTTTAACGTCTGCTTTTTGTCCTGCCGTAGATGAAATAGTTAACGGAGTAAGACAAGCCGTTGAAAGTATACCAGGACTTAAATGCAAAGTTAGAATTACAATGACACCTACGTGGTCTAGGGATATGATTGATCCCGAAATAAGAGATTTAATGGGATTATAAATAAATTTATTAAGAATGGAGAATAAAATGAAAATAAATGCTGTTGCAATTAACTTACACGATCACAATACCTATGATGGTGTATATCACAATCAAAGAGAAAGACACACTAGATTTAAACATAATCTACCATACAGAGCAGAAGCTTACAATCATCAATCAGATATATTAAATCCTGGTGATTATACTTTAAATGATGAATTTTTAAGTGAATATCTTAAAAAGCCAGAGGAGGGTGTTTTAGCATTTACATATACTTATGGTGGTATAAGAAAATCAAAAGAAGAATTATTTAATACTATATTCAAAGGTCACGATGAGATTTTAGACTATGAAGTTAAATCATTATGGCAAAATCATTATAAAGACGGTATCTATTATATTGATCATCATCAATCACATGCCGCTTATGCATTTTTAAATTCAGGTTATCAACAAAGTGATGTACTTGCAATAGATGGTATTGGCTCAAGATATAGATGTTTATTTTTTGATAGAGACGGTAAAGCAACTAATTTATCATCACAACTTCCTATTGGCTGGTTGTGGAATCATATGTCTAATCTTACAGGTTTTGGAACATTAGGTGCAAGTAAACTTATGGGTAAAGTTGGTTATGGTAAACATAGTGATTACTATTATAATGTATTAACCACTATATTAGAAGGACCTATTTTAGAAAGAAAGTATCCTGAATGGAAACACATAGAAATAGATAAACATGGTATAGATGATTTAGCATATACACTACAAGAAATTACTATGGAAAGAATTAAAGAACATGTTTATCCTTTAAAAAGTTCAGATAACTTATGTCTTGCTGGTGGTGTTGCATATAACGGTTATTGTAATGAAATGTTTACCGAAAAATGGGATAATGTATTTGTTCCACCTGCAATAGGTGATGAAGGCCAAGCTATTGGTGCTTATCAACATGCCGATTATACAATAAATAATAATGTACATAAGTCTAACGTTTATGCTGGTAAATCATATGATTACTATAAAGGTGCTGAAAAGTTAATTTCATACAAAGAAGTTGCTCAGGCAATTGCTGATGGTAAAATAGTAGGTTGGTTTCAAGGTAAATCAGAAAGTGGTAATAGAGCATTAGGTAATAGAAGTATATTAGCTGACCCTCGTAATCCTGATATCAAAGATATCATCAATGGCACAATAAAAATGAGAGAAGACTTTAGACCATTTGCACCAGCAGTTTTAGAAGAACACTATAAAGAATATTTTGATACTAATTTACCTAGTCCTTATATGTCAAGAATATGTAAGGTTAAAGAATATAAAAAATCAGTAATACCTGGTGTTACTCACGTTGATGGTACTGCTAGAATACAAACTGTAAACAAAAATGACAATAGTAAATTCTATGAACTAATAAGAGAGTTTGGAGAAATTACTGGCGTACCCATGTTGCTTAATACAAGTTTTAATTGTCAAGAACCTATTGTAGAAAGTCCTGAACATGCATTAAAAACATTTAAAAAGACAGCATTAGATATACTAGTTATTAATGACTATATAATAAGAAAATAATATGAACACATTTGAATTATTAGAAACAAAAAGAAGACACGTTAGAAAGTATAGTGAAAAAATACCTCCGTTAGATGAGGTCAAGGACGCTTTATGGAAGGCATGGAAAACATCACCATCTAAAAATAATTTTAATCCATATGAGGTATTTGTTTTAGGTCCTGAAAAACAGAAAGACAAAGACGCTGTTTATAGTATGGTACGTAAGGATCATATTAGAGCCGAAGACGATGCCGTTAAAGCAGGATATCAAAATCATACACAAGGTGGGGCAGTAAATCCTTTCTACGAACATATAAAATTAAATCCTTATTTGGTAGTTATTACTGCTAGAGTATGTAAAAAAGCAAACAAATTTTATGAAAAAAAAATAGCTGAAGGACATCATCCTGAACAAATGATTGAGGAAAAGGCAGATAGGCTTGTTTCTGTTTTTGCTGTAGAAGTAGGACTCTTTATGCAAAATTTAACAAATTATTTGTTAGAAAAAGACATTGATATATCATATAACTCATGTTTCATTAGAGATCAAAAACAATGGCAAGACGCTGGATTAAAATGGTGTACACGTATGCCAATTTCTATGATGAGTATTGGTTATGCTGAAAAAACTAGAAGACAAACATTAACACCTTTAAGTGTTAGTGAAGATATTAAACCTGAAATAGAAGAAATAGTTACTTGGTTATAATAAGAAAAGGAGTGAAATGAAAAGAGTAATATTCAGTTTATTCATAGATATACCTAAAGAAGAATTAGATATATTTGATAAACATATAAAAAAAGAAGGAGCCATACCTACAAACTACAATACTAAAAATGAGTTTCAAAAAAACTATAAACAGTTAGTAGAAAATAAAGTCAACTATGCTAAATCAATAGGTATAGATTTTGTAATGGTAGAAAACGATACAAAATTTGGTTCTTTAGATACTAGTTATATTGATTATTATAAGTGGATGAGAGAATTTTATCCAGAAATCACAAGTTATAACATAGTTAATTTTTTCAAAATACATTTATTATATGAATTTAGTAAAGAGTATGATGAAGTTTTATATCTAGACTTTGATGTAGTTACCAATACTACTGAAAACTTTTTTGAAGTGTGGGACTTATCAAAAGGTGTATGCGTTTTAAATAATAACGAGAGAGTATCTCCTATTCAAAAGATAACTGATAAAACACAAACTATAAGAAGTCCTAATGCAAAATTCTATAATGCTCAGGCTATGTTAATAGAAAAAGGATTAAGTCCTGAAAATGATGTTATCAATACAGGTATAGTAGGCATTAGTAAAAAACATTTAGATCAATTAGAATATTTTAAAGATTTTAAAGAAACAATACAATTAATGAAAAGTCTTATAGGAGAAACAGATATATTTCCTAAAAAGATTGCTGATTTTTTTGGTTATGATAATGAAACAATATTTGCTGTTAAATTAAAAGAACATAAAGTACCGGTACAATGGTTAGATCAAAAATGGCATTATTTCTTTGATACACAAATGTTTATACCTTCAACTGCAAACTTCATACATGCCATTAACAAAAGGTTTGATATAGTTTGGAGAAACATTAATGCTTAGAATATGTACTGTATATTATAAAGGTAGTTATACACCAGATTATGTTGGTAACTTTTATAAAGCTTTAAGAAAGAATAGTACCATACCTTTTATATCAGTATGTATAAGTGATGATCCTAATGTTGAAGCTGACATTGTACTACCATATAATCATCATAGTGATATTAAAAAACACTGGCATAAATTAAAATTCTTTAGTCCTTTATTTGGTGGCCAACAACCAGGTGATGATATAATAATAATGGATATAGATCAAGTTATTGTAGGTAACGTAGACGATCTTATAGGTTTTCCTGTTGGAGATAATGAGTTAGTATCTTATGGTGTTTGGTGGAATAATGATACTAAAAAAATTAAAGATCCTGAAAAGTTACGTGATCATAATATTCTACCGTTAAACGGAGGCTTTTACAAGTTTAAATCAGGACAATTAAAGCATGTATGGGACGATTTTGCACTCAACCCGTCTTATTGGCAATTACACTATTATAATATAGGTAAGGTACATTTTAAGTATTATGGAGAACAGAATTATGTTGATTGGAAAATATTTGAAAAAGAAAGTAAGTTAACTTTAACACCACCAGAATGGTTAGGTAAATACACCGAAAATAAAGAAGATATGATACAGTTAAACATGTTATATTCAAAAACATTTGATACTGATTATATGTTACTAGACGAACCAGATGAAAAATTAAAAATTTTCCATTATACAGGTGTAGGTAGAACTGTACATGAAAATAACACTAACACTTTGTATAAATATTGGAAACAATAATCAATAAAATGGATATAGATTTACAATTATTTAAAAATATAATGGCAGAGGCCAGACACAATGATGATCTTTTAGATTCATATAGTCCTAATCAATTTAGAACTAAAGAAAAATTAGTAAATATGATATACAACAATATTGATATAAATTCTAATAGTGAAATAGTTATTTTTGGTGGTTGGTATGGTAGCATATTAATACCAGCGTTTAAAAAAGTAAAAAGAATTACATTAATAGATTTGGATAATGAAGTTGTAAGTATAGCTAAAAATAGATTGTTTTCACATTATAAAAATGTAGATTTCATAATAGCAGATGTTTTTGATTGGGCACCCGATTCAAGTAGAATTAAAAAAACTGATTTAATTATCAATACTTCTTGTGAGCATATGCCATCTATGAACGAATTAAAAATAGATACTAAAGCTCATTTTGCCTTTACTTCAAATAATATGTGGGATATAGAAGGACATAATAATTGTGTTGATGATATAGAACAATTTAAAAAACAATTACCAGTTACATCAAAAGTCTTAGCTGAAGATGAAGTCACAGACGAAAGAGGAACAAGATTTTTATTAGTGGGTAAGATATAAAAAAATTTAGAAAGGAATATTAGAAATGGCAATAAACAGATACGAAAAAGGTATGAGAAAATACATGAATGAGACTTATGATTGGGATGAAGAACATAAAATATTAGAACAAATTACTAAATGTCAAAGAAACTGGGATTATAAAAAATTTGAAGATGATAAAATTGAAAATAAAGAAAGACATGTAGCAGAATTATTGTATATTGCTCAAAATACCCCTAGCAAACAATATGAATCACATTTTGATTTATATTATACATGGGATAGAAAAGTAATTCAAGAAATATCTAGATATACTTGGGGTAATACTCATAGAAGAAATCCACCATCAACATGGAGAAACACACAAGCAAATGCTAGTATTTACATTATATGGGTAGCTAAAGAACCTGACACACAATTAAACTGTAACGCTGATGGTTCTTTAAAACCAAATTCACACCATGAAAGATGGATAAATTCTTATTGTAGTATTGGCATATCTTTAGGGTTGACTATGAGAGCTGCAGCTAAAATGGGATATGTTACTGGACCAAATAAAAGTCATAATGATGTAAACGGAAATGATTTTTGGGGAAAAAAATTAGGAATTTTAGATGATATAGATAAAGGTATTAAGAAAGTAGCCTATGGTTTAGGTGTAGGTTATCCAAATGAAAACCGACCACGTTGGGAACAAGATGATACTGAACTTTTAATAGGTGCAGGTAATGGAAGTAGAATTACTTTAACCGGTCAAGAAGTTCATCCTCGTACAGGAATGAAAATGAGAAAGGCAAAACTAGTTAATATAAAAGGTAATGAAAATAAAACAATGATTGATCCATATGGTGTTGAACATATTATTCCCGAAACTGCTGATACAAAAATAAATTCTTCAGCATATAAAAGAAATATAAAAGTTACAGAAATTAAATAAGTTTAAATTATGTTATGAATTTTAGAGATAGAGCTATTAATATTGACTCTGGAAATAAGTGTACATTAGAATGTGCTGCTTGTGCTAGACAACAATATAAACAAGAAGGCCAAAGTATTCCAGGAAAAGATTTAACATTAGAACAACTTGACAAATTAACTGATTATTTCAAAAAAATTAGTTTTTGTGGAACATTTTCAGACCCTATCTTTAATCCAAACTTTATAGAAATGTTAAAGTTGTGTAAGAAGAAAGATATTAAAACAGAAATTTCTACAGCAGCTTCACAAAGACCTGAAAAATGGTATGATGAAGCATTTAAAGCTTCTTCAGAAAAAACAACCTGGGTTTTTGGTATTGATGGACTTCCAAAAGATAGCCATAAGTATAGAATACATCAAAAAGGAGAATATCTTTTTAATATTATGTTAAAAGCAGTTAAGCAAGGACTTAAAGTACAATGGCAATGTATTGTATTTGATTATAATAAAAATGATATAAAAGAAGTTGAACAATTGGCAAAATTGCATAATATACCTCTTTTATTAATTTATTCATCTAGAACAGATAACGGCATAAAAGAAGTGAAAGAAGAAAAGTTAGGTAAAATAGTATATAAAATAACTAAACCTGAAGAAAAAAAAGTTTTTGAACCTAAATGTTTAAAAACAAAAAGAGATTTGGCATGGAATAATAAAGGAAAAATACTTCCTTGTTGTTGGTTAAATACCAGATACAACGAACCAATAATAAAAGATTTATTTAATGATAGTCTTCATATGGATAATAATGATACAGTTGAAGATATAATTAATAGTAAAGAATGGATTAAATTTTTTAATATAATTAAAAGACCAACAAAAGATAAACCTAAAAGATGTTTAACTATGTGTACTGGTCCAGCAAATAGTAATCCTGAAGAAAATAAAGTTGTAATATGAGAAGAATAATAGTTTGTAGGTTTGGTAACAAATTTACTCAATGGCATGTTGATAATTTAAAGTATATGATAGATTTCCATTCTGGAATATCTTATGATAGTTTTGAAGTTATTGAAAATGACATTTATGGTAATTGGTATAACAAGTTTCAAATGTATGATAAATTTAGAGACGGAGAAAATCTATACTTTGATTTAGATGTTATTATATGGAAAGAATTACCAGATTTATTTCGTAAAGACTTTACTTTATTGAATGATTTGTGGTGGAGAGAAGAAGCTCATACACCACTTAACTCAACTATCGTTTCTTGGACAGGCGATGTATCTCATATATGGGATAAATTTAAAGAAGACGAAGATGTTTACCTAGAAAAATATGATAGAGGTAGTGATGAATTTTACTATAGAGAAATAGATTATAAAAACTATGATAAAGTTTGTCCTTCTATTAAAAACCATATATATGAAATACCACCAAAAGAATTTAGTATTTGCACTCTAGGTCAAATGAACCACCTATTAGAACCAGGTTGGCAAGGTTGGTGGTCAGATTTTATTCTGCCTCACTATAAAGATCAATAGCACCTTTAAGTAATTCTATTCTAGTCTTACTTTTTCTTAATGCTTTTTTACCGTCAAGATTTTTAGAATCTTTTATCTTGTCTACTTCAAATAAAGCAATTTTTAAAGCAAACATTTCATCTTCATCTGCTTCTTTATCACTAAAAATATAATCAAGTATTCTACTTGGAGAAGTATCGTCTGTTTGTACAAGACCGTCTCTTTTAGCAATTTGAATTGCAAATTCTTCAAATTCTTTTCTTTCCTTATTCACTTTAATATACGTAGCTTCATGTATATCATCTAACGTAGTAAATTTCATTAATGCTTGACAATTAGGATGATCTAAATCGTATTCAATGTGATGTGAAGAAAGACTATCTCCATTTTCATTAGTTAAAACTTCTATCCATGTTCTTTCGTTGTTTGTAAAGTGAGCTCCTGCAAAATGATTTTTTAGTAATTCTTCACCAAATCCTATTTCTTTATGTTCTACACTAGCTACATTTATTTTCATATCAGTTGACATTTTTATACTCCTTTATATAATCGTAAAGGTCAATTGTAGTTGACCAGTTTAATTTGTTTAATACTTTGTTGTCTGCTTTATTATCTTCTCTCTCAAACTCGTTCCCAATTCTTTTTTCAGCGTCAATTCCGAAGTAAGTTAATAACTCTATTAAGTTATAAGATTCTCCTCTAC